GTTGGTGCGCCAAAAATGAGTGTTTATATCACAGGTTTAGAATTAGATAGAAGTAGATTATCAGATAGTAGTTTTATTAGCAAAGTTAATATCCGCGAGAGAGCATTTGACGAAAATAACAATGAATATCTAAATTTCCAAGGAAAAAATTATACAGTTGAGAGGCTTATGCCTACACCTTATAATTTAACTGTAAATGCAGATATATGGTCAACAAACACTGATCAAAAACTACAGATACTCGAACAAATTTTAATGCTTTTTAATCCAAGTTTAGAAATTCAGACTACAGATAATTTTGTTGATTGGACAAGTTTAAGCGTTGTAAATTTAGAACAAGTAACATTCAGCAGTAGATCAATAGGAACAAGCACAGAAACGGAAATAGATATTGCTACTTTAGGATTTAGTACACCGATTTATATTTCCCCACCTGCAAAAGTAAAAAAGTTAGGGATTATCCATACTGTTATTACAAGTATTTTTAACGAATCCTATGGTAATGTAGATCTTAATCAAACGATGCCAGAACTGCTAGCCTATGCCGACGGTAGGTACAAGTCAGATTCAATGCATAAGACTGTAGTAAATGAAGACGGAACAACTGAAGAAATTTATGATCATTTGCCTGCATCGAAACCTGATACAGATTCTGTTATAGCTACTACTTTTGGCAATTATGATTTGTTTGTTTTAAATAATACTGCAAAATTAATTGATAAAAATCAAATAGGATCTGTATCATGGGAAGAGTACTTTAAAGCATATCCAGAAATCTTTACTCCAGGCATATCTGAATTACGTTTATACAGGAATGATCTCAATACGGATATTGTAGGTAGTGTAACGATAAATCCATTAGACGGATTTAGTTTGTCTATCAATTGGGATTTAGATACTTTACCAAGTGATACAATACTCAATGGTCCGTTAGGAGATAAAACAAAAATTGACTACATAATAGATCCTACAAAAACTAATCCTACAAATTTAAAATTTCCTGGTTTACGAATACTTTTATTAGATGAAAATATAGGTAATATAGATAATTTAGACGGTCCTGACGCTTGGAAAAACAACAACGGAACTGATTTTGTTGCTGGCGCTAACGACATAATAGAATGGGACGGAAGTGCTTGGCACGTTGTATTCGATGCAAATGAACATACTGGTGATATAATATACACAACAAATTTAAATACAAATATCCAATATAAATTCTTAGAAAAAGAATGGGTATTGTCATTTGAAGGTGAATACCCATTTGGCACGTGGCGTATAGCATTTTAAGCTAACTATACATATGCGTGAAATAATATGTAGTGGTGCTTTGATATTTGCGAAATCAACAAATAAATTTCTTTTCTTACATCGTGCAAAAGGTAAAAATAACAATTTATGGGGTTTAGTTGGTGGAACTAACGAAGATAACGAAACACCTTGGTCTGGTTTGCAAAGAGAAATAGTTGAAGAAATAGGAAATATTGAAATAGTAAAAAGTATACCTTTAGAAATATTTGTTAGTAATGATGACCATTTCTTATTTCATACGTACCTGTGCATTGTAAATGATGAATTTATACCCAAATTAAATGACGAACATGACGGATATGCATGGGTTTCCTTTTGTAAATGGCCTAAACCATTACATCCAGGACTTCGTAATACACTTAGGACAAAAATTAATCAGGCAAAATTAGAAACTGTTATAAAATTAATAACTCATTTAGACAATAGATAAATGGAAAACACAGAATTACATTGGGCAAACAATGAAAATTATTCAGCAAAAATCTTAATTTTTGAAAATGCAGGATTTAAAACGCAAACTATGTTACATAGTAAAACGTCAAAAACATGGTTTGTAAATTCTGGAAATTTTATTTTAAAGATTATAGATACAAAAACAGGAACTCAAGAAGTTCACGAAATTGGTGATGGAAAAACTATACATTTTCATCCTCTAAGTCCGCATAGTTTAGAAGTTATCATACCAGGAACAATTACCGAAGTATCAACTAGTGATCCAAAAACTGATCTATATATAATAGGTTAGGCTTGCGCTTCGCCCCAACGTAAAATTATACTAGAATTAATTGCTGTTCCTGATACCTTTGTAACATTTATAGCTAAAATGTCAGGACCATTTGGATAAGTTCCCCTACCTCCCAATGGTGTATTTGTCAGTTCTTTTAATTCTCCTAAATCTAATGAACTACTATTTCCTGGATTTGTGATAAAAGAAAAGACGGTTTCACCGGGTTCAGCAAATGATGATGCACCTAATTCAAAAATTACATTTTGACTAGCTGTTAAATTACCTACAGAAGTTTGATTAAATGTAATTTCATAAAATTCTACACTTCCGAGAGTAAGTAATTTAACATTTGATATTGCTGTTCCTGCAGGCCAATTCGTGTCAGTTGCAGAAACCTTTGTACCTATTGTAACGTTAGAACTATCAAAATCAACTTTCGTAAACAATAACCTATTCGTGAATCCTGTGTAATTCCTATAAACAAATCTGTATGTAGTACCACCGTTCTGATTACCTTGGGCAAGATTGTTACCTAAACTTGATTGATAGTAAATTTCAGCTCCAAAAGTACCATTGTCATTAACTGACGTTACAGTAAATATTTCGCTAGGATCTGTGAATCTATCAGGATTTTGTGAATAAATTACAGACCCAACTGCTATTGGATTTGCTTGAACTTGACCACTATTTAGATACAACGGGTTATAATTTCCTCTATACAAACCGTTGTAGATAAAACCAGTGTCTATGTCCGATGCTAGGGTTGAAATTGTTACCGTTGAAGCAGTTGTATTCCCCCAATCTATACCTCCTGCAGGTGCAACCTGAGCAAAACTAGGTTGTCCGCCTAAAGCTTGACTACTTAAAGCTGACCAAGCAACATCATTAGGATTAGTTGGATAATTGTTTGGATTTAAGATACCTTCAACAATTAAAGCACCCGAACCTGTATCTGATGTTACTTCTATAGATTTCAACAGCATTTGTGCTCTGTTTAATAATTCCCGTTCGCCTAAATCTCCTATGATTGCATTTGATACACTAGGTGCAAGTCTGATTAAAAAAGCAGTTTTAGGAGTTGTGCTAATTGATAATCCTGTTGCTGCATAGGAGAAAATATAACCTCTATCTTCGTCAAAACCACCATCAGTAAGGAAAGCACTACCCCAATGGCTTATCAAAGGTGTAATAGTTTGAGATATTAAAATTACACCTTCTCCTGCTGTATGAGTAGCTGCTGCTCCTGCACTAAATGATCTAAGAGCGCCTGCTTGAAATACCGAATAACTTGCTGGCCTAAGAAGTCCTGTTAATTTATTGTTGTCTTTATCATTTCCAGTAAATTCTATAACTTCATTTTGAATATAAATATATCCTGAGTTTGGAAAAAATGATGAATCATATAATGTTAGCTCTGTAGCAGTATCTGTCAAATCTTCTTTTAATCTGCCCGGAGGACCTTCGTTTGTAACTTCATACCTTACGGGCAAGTTGCCAGATCTCATAAAAGCTTCTGTGTTAATATTTGAATTACGCATCCTGTGAGCAAAAACAAAATTTCCATCTGACCCACGTAACATGAAATCAATAAATCCAGCGCCATACCAACTATATTGAATTCCTATCATCTGCATAGTTGCAACATCTATTTCGTAACCAGATGGACCTGTTCCATCTAATTTGTCCATATTAAATTCGGACTGTTTAACTTTCTTATCGACAATCAATGCAACCTTTGCACCTGTTATAGATGATACACCTCTAAAATCTGGTGCAATGTAACATACAGTTTGAGAATCGACTCCTGTAACTAGATGAGTCATTCCTTTTATGATAATCCTGTCACCATTTTTTATTTGATCTAAAAATCTAGTATTGATACCTGTAACTAAATTTGTGTCTGGATTTAAAGAAATTGTTCCTGCTATTTGTTTTGTTCCAGTGCGTTGTACAACCGAAATTTGTGTTCCATCGTTTTCCCAAAAAATTCCATTTTGATCATCAAATATTCCAGCACGGACTGTTGCTCCATGCCAAGATACAACACTCATTTGAGCACCAAATCCTAGGACAGCGTCTAGGGCTCCTAAACGTCTTTGAGCTCTTACAGTAAAGGTTTTTTCGTCTATGACACTTGTAACGGTGTAATCAAAATTTGGTGGCACAGCAGTGTAAGGCCCACTGTTATATCCTGGTGTTTCTATACCTAATAATCTAATTACACCTCCTTCTTGAACACCGTGATCATTATTATCTGTTGTAATTGTTATTATACTTCCAACCTCATTGCCAGTAGAAACAACTGACGCTAAATCATAACTTGGTGCAAATAAAGCACCGGTTGTGTACATAATTCCTTTACCAGATTGATAACGTATATATTTTTTACTTTGTCTTATAGCTTGTGCCCCGTGTTGCGGTCCTCCAGTTCCTAATTGAACACCACCGTCATAGGGCCTATGTACAAAAAATGAATCAGGTCTTGGGTAAACAGAAGCTACTATTGGATCTTGTGCTTCATCTTCTGTAATAGTTTCATCTAATCTGTAAAGATCAGATGTATTACCCCATTCATTAGTAAATGAATTTTGTAAAGTTCCTCTTTCATAAAAATATGCTGTACCTGTATACACCCATTTTGGTGGTACAAATGATAAAATTTCCGCATATTCTGCTGCATTTTCTATATCATTTACGTCAACTAGAGTTGTTGAGTTTTTCCTAATCTTAATGTAATTTGCATTTGCACCTTGCACTAATTTAACTCCTGATTCCCACCAAGTTGGATCTTGACTATCGAATAATATAGTTGTAGTCTGGACTGCTTGAATATCTTCATCTATAAATCCGACTGCTCTTGCTGTATAAGTTAGTTGGTTAAGTGCAGGTATATTAGTTGCAAAGAAAGATCCTGCAGCTAAATTGTGATTATTAAACCCATCATCAGATGTTACTCCTACAATAAAAGTATTGCCTGGTACCAATCCATGCGGATTATCAAATGTAATCTGTAAAGTAGCAATTGCAGTAAAATCTACAGTTTCGGCAGATAGCAATGGTTGTGTAGTAGGTTCCGAAATTGTAATTGTTGATATAAAATCTACCGTATCGCCAGTTGCCGTAGAACTATATTCTAAAGAAATTGTACCACTTGAATCATCTTGTATTGCTCCATTTAATTCTTCATTTATAATTATTGTTAAATTATTAGTTTGATCGCCACCTAATAAATTACCAGCAATTAATAACCTATCACCTACAGCATAATTTTGTCCACCTGATGATACAGTAGCAGTGTAAGTTCCACTAGATCTAGTTACTTCAAATGTGGCACCGTTACCGTTTGGTGTAATATTTGTACCACCTACATTGTTTACAGGAGAAACACCTGTGCTTGCAATACCTGTATTAACTACGACACTCACTAGCCTATTCATGTCATCTACTGCAGTAACATCTAGTAATAGATCATTAGTAGGTGTAGCTCCTAACAGTAAATTTCCTGGAATTGTGATAGTTTGTCCTACATAAAACAAAATACCCGGAGACACTATAGTAACACTTGAGTATGCACCCGCTGACAGGGTAATATCAGCTTGTGCTCCTATACTTGTAACAACGTTACTGGACGCTGCTGACACAAATCCATAATTGTAAGCAGTTCCAGACAATGTAGTAGCTGTAATTGCACCAGCGTCTACTTGTGTAATAGTAATGGTTAAATTATTTGTTGGATCACTGCCACCTAATTCAGATCCTAATATCTGTATTTGGTCGTTCTGAGCAAACCCTGTGGCATTTAGCTGATCTAAGAAATATTGTGTTCCGACCTGACTAATAACAATTGATGTAATTGTACCTGATCCTGTTATTGAGTATTGAGGATTGTTATAAACTGCTGTTTGATCCGGACCAGTACCGCTTTCAACCGTAAATGTTTCTATATTACCGATTCCTGTTACACTGTCAACACGGATTACAAGGGTGTTAGACGAACTTGTGCCTGTAATCTGCAAAGCAGTATAAGGAATAATTATTCTATCGTCTATATCAAAATCTTGGCTCAAATCAGGTGATACTAACGAAACAGTGTAAACATTATTCAGCCACTCAATATCCCACACTGCATTTGTTCCAGTTGCTCCTGTGCCTGGCAAATCAAAATTTGTTAAAGTTGCTTCTCCTGCAAATGCAGTTCCTGATGCTGTAATATTTGTAATTCCTCCTACACCGTCTACTGAATCTACAAAAATATTAATATCATTTATATTATCTTGACTACCAACTAAAAATCCAGCTATTTTAATCCTATTTCCCGGAAAGTAATCTTCACCTGCGGTATTAATTGTGACAGTGTAAGTAGTTCCCGTAGCTGTTATGTCGAAAGTAGCATTTGTTCCAACAGGTGCTAGTAGAGATCCAGTTAAGTTGCTGTAAACGCTGGTTTCTCCTATAAAAGTTCTTTCTACTTCACTTGTAAAAGTAACAGTATTTCCCACCACACTTTCAACAAATACTGCAGTTCCATTACCATTGTCAATTGCTAAATTATCAATAATACCAGTAACATCTACAAAATCTATTTGATTTGTAAATGTATTGTAATCATTAAATACTTGCGCTGTTAAGTAAAGTCCACCGCCGGTACTTGTAGTCTGCACAGCAGTTACTTGTGCGCCTGTTGTTATCTTTGCATTAGATGCAGGCGACCCAACGTCAGGAGCTGGACCATCGAATGGAATAATAGTACTACCTGGGTCAGTGTCTAATTCTACTGTAATTGTTGTGTTTGCGCCTTGAGATAAGACTGTGAATTCCGCTCCGCCAATGTCTGCTCCAGTATAAAATCTTCCCTTTCTAAGTTGAGAATAGGTATTGGTTAAATCTTCGCCCGCTGTAGAACCTACTTTTGCTTTTGCATAATATTCTAAAGTGGTGTTTGATGGTACATTTATAACTACAAATGATCCTTCTGCTCGTGCAACTCCAGTAACACCATCATTTAATGCCTTAATAGTAATCGGATCGCCTACATCTATACCATGCGCACCTACCGTAGTAACTGTAATTAAACTTTGTCCTACCCCATTTGTTCCTGAGCTTGCATCTGTTGTAATCGAACTCACTAAGATATCTGATCCAGGAATTTCATATATAGAAGGATATCCTCGTAAGGTAGATATTGCAGCCCATTTTGTAGGTTGGAGACCATATTCAAAATCTGCATCTAGCATAGACAAAGGTTCTGCAACCCTATTCCTTTCAATTGCGTCTGTACCAAAGTTGTATGGACGGGTTATAACAACACTTTTAGCATTTTCTAAGGTTTCTACAAAAATTTGTATATCGTCAGTTGCTGCCATGGTATTTGTAGAAAAACGTAATTTTAAAGTTGTAATTCCGTCTGTGGTTTGTAGATAGGTAGGAAAATCTGAATTATAATCTCTAAAACTATCTGTAATCTCTATTTCACCACCTTGAGCATTATTATTAAAAGAATATATAATTGTATTCGTTGTTGCGTTGTTGATTAGTAATATCTCTGATAAGTTGTACTTACCTTGAATTTGAATGTAACCTAAGGAATTACTACTTAGTTCTGGTATAAAATCTAGTCCGCCACGAATGACTTGGGTGGTAATACTAACTAGATTATTAATAACACTAAATGCAGAAGTTTCAGCTTGCTTGCTTTCGTCAATTGTTTGTGATGTTCCACCTAGGTTCGTCCAGGCTACATTTTGGAAAATGTTTTCAACAATTAAATCACCGATAAAAAAATGTGTCAAAATTTCTGGTATTCTATTACCGTCTATTTGGGCGACATCTTGGTCCCAATAGTATTTTACAACTTTTCTAGTATTTTCATTACCACCATATTTTAAATCAGTGCTATATGCATCTAACACATATCTAACATCTCTTTGGCATTTTTCTACATTGTATGTGTAATTTTCATCAAATGTATTATTCTCAATAATTTCATCTTTCCTAAACAAAATTGCTGTCGTCGCATCAATTGTTTCTTGGTTTGCCCATAGACTTATACTAGGCGCTGTCCTAACAATAGCATCTAACACTACTGTTGCTTCTGCTAAATCATTTGCACCAAGAACATCTATTGTAATTTGTACTAGTGTTTCAACGTAAGATGTTTCTGATATAGTACCATTATTACCACTTGTTATTTGAACTTCGTTATTACCTGTACTCGGTGTTATAGCTGTGCCTGTAATAATGTCTGGTATAATTGCTTTTAGATGTGTATATGCAGCTACTGTTTGTTCTTTGTGCGAAGGATCAATTCCAGGATCATTATTATCTAAATGATAAAAGAAAAACTTACTTTGATCATAAGTTGCAGAATTACCACCATATAATACATCATAACAACAAGCCTCAATTATGTAAATTATATCTCGAGTGCATTTTGAAACATCGTGGTCTGTCGGAGCATAATTAACTTCTACATATGCATTTATTTCTGCAGTTATAAAATCTATATTCGCAAGTAATTTATCTTTAGTTGCAATAACATTTGAACCTGCGGTAATAGGATTAGTAAAATCCAAAGCACTTGCTACTGTTTTACCATTTTCAATTATGTTTATAAGCTCAACTTTGTAACTTTCTATTTTGTCTGTTATCGTTTGCGATAGTGGTCCTATAAATTCTCCAGTACCTATTTGTACTGTTTTAGTTTCTTCGATTGTATTTGTTATAATCCTAGAAACTGTATTTGATAAATCTAAACTATTTGTTTCTGTAAAACCTAAAAATCTTGCATTATAGTTAGTGTCAAGACCAACATCATATATTAAACCATCAAATATGTAATCTAAATCTCTTTTACATTTAACTGTATTTTGAACTTCGTCGTTGATATATGCAATAATTTCTGATATTATAAAATCTTTATTTGATTCTAATAAACTGCTAGCATTTGGATGAAGGTCTTCTGATAAACCAAAGCCTGGTTTAAATACATAATTTTTAACTAAAGTTTTTGCCATTTTTATATTCCGAATATGATAGAAAATCCAATAGATGCTGTGTCTACATAACTTCTATTTGTGATTGCTTCAGCATCTGTACTTACTCCAAAAACTAAACCACTAGAGAAACTAGCTGTAGCTGGTGTATTTTGTCCTATTGGACTATTGTCTAGCCGTGTATTGGTTAGAGTTAAATTATCACCAAACGTATTATAGATCGGAATTGTTGAACCAATGCTATCAATCTGCCCTATAGTAACGTCATCAATTTTGATTTTGATATTTGTGGTAGGATTTATATCTAAGGAAGATGTACTTGTTATTGCCGGTGAAGATGCGCTGAAAAATTGCAGGTTGTTTCCTATGCTTACATTTTTATCAACTGCTACTCCGCCATTAACAATTAATGCACCAGTATTTAAATCTGTTGATTCTTCGATATTTTTGACTGTTACAGTATCAAAAATTCCAATAGCTTCAGTTACAACTATAGTACCAAATTGTGTTCTAGCTTCGTTAGTATAAAATAGTTGCGTAATATTGCTAGATGTAGGAATGTTAATTGTATAATATCCATTACTTTTACCTTGAGCGTCTCTGCCTCTGAGTCCTGTATCATGCACCATATTACCAGAAAATAATGTTTCTCCATCATCTTCTAAAATATATAATCCTGTACTTGTTAATGTAAGACCAAAATATACAGTTTCAGTTTTTGAAATTGTTACAGTAGGAAAACTACCAGTTTGTCCAACAATAGAAATAATGCCGTCAACTGTTTCTAAAAATTCATAATCAAACTCGATTCCTATACTTTCCTCACTCAATGTTAAGGAAGTTGCAGTAATATTTCCTAAAGAATCTACATTAAAAAAAGGACTAGTATATCCAAAATCTGATTGTACAGGTTGCTTGAATGATTTCCGCATTAATTCTCCATTATAAAATATTTAGCTTATTTAAAAACTTATAGGAGAAAGAGTTTTAAAGTAGTTTGCGGAATAAATAAATTTTGCGGTTTCTATTTTTTTATTGACAGGAGTAATCGTTACATCTACATATGACCTATTAACTACTGCTTCTAATTTAACAAGTTCTCTATTTAATTGAGATCTACCAAAAACTTGTAAATTTGCAATTTCAGTGCTGGCAACAACTATACATTTTATAATTTCTTTATTCTCTGTTGATTCGTCAATTAGGATTGTATATTCTGCAGCACATACTTCTCCTATATACCAACGGTCAAAAGTGTTAGAACGACCAATTAATTTCCATGGTCCAGAATGTGTAAATCCACTATTATTATAAAACGTTAAAGAATTATTAATACCTATACCAAAATATTTTTTAAAAAAATCCATATAATCATTGTTCCAATTTATGATTATATTTATGCCGTATTTTTTATAAAAATAAGTTTAGATAATTCTGGTAGATACAAATATTCAATATTACTGTTGATTAAAGTCCTTATTGCATCATCAAATGTTTCGACCAATGGTTCGCCTCCTAAATTAAAACTCGTATTAAACAAAATTGGAATATTTGTTTGTTCATAAAACTCTTTAATTAGGTTGTAAAAATGTAAATTTTGTTCTGCTGTAACAG